GATCCTTCAACACATCGTCAACGAACAGCTTTATGCGTGTTTTGATTGACATTGTCGCGAAGGTTATGCTCAAGGTACCCCGTGAGACGATTCTCAAGCACATTCGGTGGACGGCTGTCATGGGCGACGACTCGGTTCTGCCGCGTATCCAGGGGGTTACGCGGCTGCTCGAGGAAATGGGACATTCCGTTAAGGAGGTCAAGACGTATACGGCCCTACCGGGCATATCGTTCTGTTCACACCAATGGATATCTTGGGGCGTGGCCGCTCCCGAGAACGTTTACAAGACGTTGTTCCGCTTCTTCTCTCACCCCCTCTCGTCGAACCAGTACCCGGACTGGTGGTCGCAGCTGGTCGGTGGCGATTTTCGTCATCTGCACCACCTAGTCGACGAGTCTCTTTGGCTTCCGGCAGTGAGCGCCCGTGTTGCGCGGGCAATAAAATATTATGGCGAAAAAGAAGGGTTCAGCTCAGACCCGCCCTCGGCGCAAGCGCCAGGGTCGCCAGCAATCCGGATCTGATCCGCTGCTTTCGCTGCAAGGCGAACAGCGGACCTTCCATTTAGTTGGAGGGGCGATTAAAGCCAGTGCGAGTAAGCTGTTTGAAGCAGCTAACTTTCCTGCGCTTAAAGCGCAATTGTCCGGAGTCAAGGAATGGAGGTTGGTTTCGGCCACCATCACATGGGAGCCTTTGGCTTCCCCAGGATCAAGCGATGCGAATCCATCGGTTGGCATTTTGTGCCATCCGACGACGAGCCTCAAGCCCGCCACCGATGTCGACACGCTACTGCGTGCGGGCATGATGCTCAGGCCAGCGTCCTCACGGCGATCAACATCGTGCGGAGGTGACGCGGACTGGCAGTTTGCCGACAAGGCGAGTGGTGGGTATATCGTCCACGTCAACGGCACGCCAGCCGTAGACGTAGGCCGCATTAGCGGCCGCATCACTATCCGTGTGCGTGGGGCCGGAAATTTTTAATTTCCGGGACACCGCCCCCTCCTCCTCGCTCTCCCTCTCCTGATCCAACGCAGCATTCTGTGCCACCAGGCCGGAATCTTGCCGATTGGAAGGGTCCAGGTCCTG